GTTCTTCTCGTCGGCCTGCTCGACGTTTCGGATGTCTTTTTCTTTTTTTCTTCTCCCTTCCCCTGTATGCTTGATCTGTCGATCGGGTGTGTGGGGGGTTGTTGTCGCTGATCATTAATCTTCCAGGGGACCCCCTTCTCTGTGCTCTGCTAGTTGGGTCTCCCACCTGCCGGTGTGAGGAGGTTTGACACCAGGGTTGTACGGCCCGTGCCAGTGGGTTTCTTTTAATATCAGTAAGCGATGAGACTACTGTTGCTGTCTTGTACCGCCGTCAATGGTCACACCGTACGATAATGCGTGGCAAAACCCTTGAGAGTAATCTTTTCCGGTCCTTGGTGATTGAAACCGGGATCAAGTGAGCCCCTATCTTCACTTCAATGACGTCCTCGTACATGAGTGACTCGATACTATCCAAGGGTGTTGGGCTATTAATTATCAAATAGCAGACATAGGCAGAAAGTGCGTAACTCCATTGGTCATAACTAAACCTGTGGTCAAACGGACCTATGGATTGGTCTACCATTTTCCAAATCTCTTCCAATTCCATTTCAGCACCATCCGTATTAAGAGGAGCATAGGGTCCAAAGATCAGGCTCTCAAGGTATTCTATCCCCCCTCCAGGAACGAGATCGTGCGCGAGTTTGGTTGCAACAGCGTCTACAGGGTTGACCTGTATTCTAGTGCAAGGGGTAATGAATACCGGAAGGGTGAGTAGTACATGGATCCAGGCTTCACAAAGACCATTATGGCAGTGCACAATTCCACTCCCTTGTGTATTGTATGAGAAGGACAGTGCGGCACACAGCTCCTCGAAGCACGAGATGGGGCCTATCCACCTGATCCAAGTATCGGTGACCTGCCAGAGCCTGGCAACTGATTGGAAGAGTGTGAGAACATCATCCCGTGAGTGAAGAGGAATATCCACGATGAGGACTCCCCCAGTAGAGCAGTTCCTCTTGATCTCTCTAATTGTCTCTTGGTGTCGGATGTCTCCCTGTGCCAGGGGCCCAGGTGGCAGTCTGGTGAACCGTGATCGCCCCTCCAGGGGTGCAATACAGGGCGGGTAAACAGGAATGTCAAGATCGTAGGACTCAGACAAATCCGCTCCTAAGTCTAGGCCTATGATACATGGGCACCCGGCTGCGAGGAGGACCGCTGGACCACCTCCTAGGCCACACCCGACCACCACACATACCCGGTTGCTAACACTTGGAATCAGGTACGTGTAGCTGTAACCGACTGACGAGTCTCCTCCTTTAGAACGTCCCTGCAATCTGGATGCTGCAAAGCAGTCCCAGGATACACTATCAACCTGTGCATCCCACTCAGGGCAGGCCAAGGCCCTCCCATTGACACAGACCCTCCAGTCTTCAGGTCGATACACACTATGAAGCTCAGGTGCATTGGTATAGATTTTGGTTTCTAATATTAGCCTGGCTACATTGGTTACCCCTCTAGCGGATCTGATCACCTCGACTGCAGGCATCATGTACTGGAAGAACCGAACCCCGTGTATTACTTGCTTGAGATAATGTGACATCCCAAAGTAGTTAGAGCTTTCACTCCAGTTAGCCAGGAGGTGGTGGAATCTATAGAGGGCGTTCAGTTTCCCTGATTGGTCAAACTCACGCCGCATCATCTGCGGGAGAATTTGGTTAGAGATCCTCATGGCATGGGACCAGGGCAAACCGTGGAAGTAATACTGCCCAACCAGGTGGATCCTGAGTGAATTAACAATTTCTCTTACCAGTATCCCAGAAGGCTCATCGGAAAAGAGGAAGGTGGGATATGAGTAGAGGGGGGACTGCTCAGTTGTCACCATTGACACCACGCTCTTCATCAGATATGAGGCTACTTTCCTCTGTAAAGAATGTACGCCCGACATGTAAGAGACTGGGGCGACTCCTTGGAGGGACAGTAGCAATGGGTCATCCTGGAAGAGAGGGGACTGAACCAAGCCACTAATCTTCCTAGCTACGGCTGTACACACGGACAAGGAACCTGGGAAGAATCTCCACCTCGGGGAGGCACTACCGGATTTGAACATCAGTGAGCAGGCACTTCTCGCAATAGACAAGGAGGTGTAATGGAGGGTGGTACGTAACCCCATTCCTAGGATCTCGGGAAGGCCGAATTTGATTCTAAGGTCACCAGCTCCAGCATCGGATATAACCAGCGCTGAATGTGATCGCGACAATCCTCTAGAGACCAATCGGCACAGGGCATGAGGAGCTAGTGACTGAATATTGGTCTCTTTTGCCATTTTGGTCACAAGAGATGTCTCGACGGTGGCTGCTAGAACTTCGAGGTCAATAGAACACTGATACGCCAGGGGTGACTGTTGGATCAAGGAAGGCTCAGGAATCAGATCGAGAGGCGAATACATTGTTACATCCTGGACACGTAGCATCGGAATGTTGTCGTATCGTATGGTGACAAACACGGGTAAATCAGTTACCTGTGTCTCTAGTTGGCAGCAAGCAACCACACAGACCATGTCCTCTTGGACCATCCTAGGATAATCATCCTCTCCACCAATCAGCGGCACAGCTTGGTTGGTTGAGAGACAGCATTGGCTAGCGGCAGCTAAGGACCCCAGTCCATGAGCCTGACGTACACCAAGTCGTGTGTTGTACCGATGAGCCACTGTTCCTCCGTATACTTTGCCCAGATACGGCTCTGTCTTAAGGAGATCAACGTTAGCACGGGTCTTGGCCACCTCTGAGATTAGGTGTTTCGTGGTTATATCTAGCCCAGGCTGTACTAACACATCGGCAAGTCTCTTGATGGCCCTGGCAGGTGCAGTAGAAGTGATTATCCTGTACCCATGTTCTGACCTCTTCTCTTGGGTTCTCAGACCAAGGTACGGGTCGAACTTCCCTCTTCGATGAGCGGTACTGGGGCCATTAGGTCCTACTGACAACCCTTTGACACCGGGGTATGCGTCCGGGTAGGTAGTGCAGCTAATACAACCCTCGAATGGGGTATATGCTGTTACCCCGACGATAGTGTTGTCCCATTCGGTCTCCCAGATACGACGCAGCTCCGTAACATCTGTGAAGATGGATACTATTGTGGTCTCACATCTCTTCAGAAGACTGAGCCTACCTAATACCAGTACTACCTCAGAGGCCCCGACATCCAGGATGGTTCCAACAGCGTCTGGGCCATCCCGTCTACGTGTGAGCTCTTGAATAGTTCGTGTCGCCGTGAACATTTTTCCAATCATCCTCTTGACCCCTGCAATCGACCATCCGAAAATGTCCGAGGCTATCAGCGGGTTAAATGGCCGGGTATTGGTTAGAGCGGTGCGGAGACCATCCTCATAATCATCAACGGGGTTAGATAATATGGCCTTGATAGCTAAGTTCTTGGTAACCGCCTTAACACGCTGAAGACTCTCACTGTACATCGCCATCTCTACTGTGGTATGAGATATGATAGGGAGTGAATATGGATCATCTATCAATGCCTCTGGCTTAGGGTGCTTATCAAACCAGTCCAGTGATTTGATTCCGTAGATTAGTCTCCGGGTAACCGCCGAATGACCCTGCAGAATCTTAAGGCTGGAGTAATCCTTTGAGAGAGGGTCGGCTCCCCCTTTGTACAAGAAGGCGACACATGGCAGAGCAGGGAGCCCACCAAGGGAACGAGGTAGTATACACAGTGCGTAGACCATGGACTTGGTCATTTTGGCAAGGGTCAGCTTACCTATGGACTGTGCCTCAGTCGGGAGGGATACCCTCCAAGAGAATAGATAGAGTGAGAAGTGGAAAAGCCACAGGGTATACCCGTGGATAGGGTACTTGAGGTATTCGGAGGCTGCTAGACACTGACTAGATAATCCACTTGCCATGTTAGTAACGGTTGGATAGTCGTCGGAGGCGTTGGGGAAGACCCGACTGAAAGCCTTACAGGAGGTATAATAAGGAACACCTTCTATGTACACATTCTTGCTATAGCTCACAGTGTTGGTAGAGACTACACATTCATCGAGCTTGGCATCTTGACCGTAGAGCTCACTGGTTGTTACCACAGCTGTCAGGATCGTGTCCGCTAGAACTTGAATGTTTTCACTCTCATCCGGGCTTATGTTCCTTGGAATGTAGAAGAGGAGAATCTGGTTGTCCCCCTGCCCAATCAGGTAATACTTGTATCCGTAATGAGAGACTGCCAGGTCAACCATAGGATAGGTACAGCATGTCCAAATCTTTTGACAGAGTCCCTCAATACCAGCCTTATGGTTGCACCATAAGAGGGAGGACTCTGGTATTGGGAGAGCTTGGTCTTCCTTAGATGCCTCACTGAGTCCATCCGGACAACACTCTTGTGTGCGAACTAGCATGACACACTGAACGAAGAAATGGTGTACAACAGTATAAAGGCCTGGGATCCCGCACATCTGCTCCACTGTGGCGCCTATCGGGTCTACAGTTACTGCGTCCCAATGGAGGTTCCAGCTTGAAAAGTCGACCACGAGGAAGAGTCGTGCGTAGGTGTCGTCAAGGGCAACATCTGTGATACGATGGAAGAGCCCCTCTATCTCATCTTTGGATAATGTCATTGTCTGGCACGGAAGGTAAGGAAAGACGTACTCCGATAGGTTAGCCTCGGTTGCTGTAAAGAACATTCTCATCTCAAGAACCAACATCCCGAACATTCGTGCTGCCGTCTTAAACTCTCTCTCCTTGGGATACAGTGACACAATGAACCAATCGAAGGGGATCTGTCCACTGCAGACCTGCTGAACAATTTTGAAAACTGATATTTCAGGCTGACTAAGCATCTCTAGGAGGAGCCTCTTGTGACTCTTAGGGGGGACTCTATGGTCCCATGTCGCTGCCATGTTGGACCTATAGAGAGATATTGCCTTGTCGTCGACTAAGTCGAGGAAATTGATGTAATAATCAAAGTCGAAATGTTTTGCAAAACGAACGTGCTGCCATTCCAGCTGATCATAACTCAGAAGAGAAATCTTAGTTTCATTGGTATAAAACAGGTGATATAGTTGAGTCTGCCGCCCCTCATCAGAGAACACCAAAGGAGGCCACTCCCCGTTTTTTCTGATATATCCCTCGGTATACATGTAGCAGAATCGTGATCGGAGTTTAGCAATATCTATAGGACTGGTGTTAACTACCTTACGTGCCTCTTCTCTCACCTTATCTCCCCCAATTGTCGGGTCGACCAAGGGATGCCCAAACATTTTTTGGGTACCAAATATTTCGACACAGTAATCAAGTCTATCTATCCCCTTAAGAATGTGAGTCAGTTCATCGGCAAGGTAAGGCCTAACCCCACCTAGTGTCCTTTCTTTCTCTCTAATCACGGATGTCATTCTTGTGATCATAAAGTCTTTCCCGAGTAGGTTATCAGACATTCCGGATACCCAGCTGATTGCAAGAGCCTCTACCTGTTTCCCAATACCGTACCCGTCATTTTGATAACGAATCAGGCATTTAGAGAACCAATGGAAGATCTTCCGGAAGATATCCGGGAGTTCTCGTGTTCCATATATCTGGTAAGCAGCTACCAATGCATTAAAGCGTGAGTAATACATATCTTTGAACATCAGAAGCTGGTCGTATGATATTAGCCATGTTGTCTCATGTTCGATTGGGACAATGAGGATCGTTGAGCAATCCGAATACCACGAGAAAAGCTGTGTGGAGCCAGGGCGGACACGTGTATCCGATCGAGACCACCTTGTGGAAATTGAATCGACCATCTTCTTAAGTGTAATCATCCTAGACCACTCAGGGATGGCATTCCGACTAGCGGCACTGATACGGTTAAGTGAACCTCTAGCTCCATGGGGCAGTCCCCATTGGGTTAGGCCAGAATCAAACATTTCCGTGATACGCTCCGCAACAGCTGCTGCATCTCCAATAACATCAGTATCGACGTTGGTTGGTAAGATTGAATCCATGAAGTAGTAGTCACCCGGGTTCATAACATCGATATCACGGTCCCCGGCCCGCTTAAGGTATTGGGTAGCGGTACGTTGTTCATGCTGGGAGAATGAGTAAGGTGGTGGTTCTGAAGCACGCATCGCACAAAGGTTAGCAAAAAACTTGTCACGCTTATTGCTGATGATCGGGGAGTTAAGGAACGTGTTGAGGAAACTCGTCATGTTGAATCTGGATCCTAGGTTTGTTAAAATGTCGTGTATTTCGTAACTGTATTAGGGGAGTCAAGGTAGCCGGCACTGAAAGGCATGACAGGAATAAGATAGTCTACTGCTAGCTTCAGTTGGACTTGCAGGTCCCAGAGGATTAGTCTCGGTCATCTGAGTCAGATTGATCAAATTCTCCCAATAAATCAGCGATTGAGCCCATTGTTAGTGTCTTAGTCTCGAAAGTCCGAGCCAAGGTGACCCCGGTTTTGCTTCTCTCCTGCACATCCTGCTCCAGACGGGTCAGCTTAATAGATGTGTCGCGTGTCTCGTTGTAAAGAGAGGTGATCATCTGACGGGTGTCTATCAAGGTATCCCGTATATATTCGAACGCTTGGAGTGTTCCAGTGTTGGATACACCCTTGATCTTGGGTGGCGTTAGCCTGTCCAGATCCGTCTGAGACACTGACCCATTATCGGCCTTCTTCATAACGGCTCTTACAACATACGCGATTGACAGAAGCTCCTGGAACTGTGACGCCCGCAATACCAACTCACCCAAGGACGCTTCACTCTGGTCGGACATCTCCGCAATGGCATGCCTTGCGGACTTAACAGACAGCTGGGTATCCTTAGTGTTACGTCGGGTCGAGTGCTGGGTGGCCAACCTGATTAAAGACATGATCAAATCACTAGCTTGTATCTAGATAGTTAGTAATAATCCGGGCATTCAAAAGAGTACCAATTGACCGGGGGATTCTTCTGCTAGATGTCGACGGTCAGGTGCGACTAGGAACAACTGGTGAGGGAGTTGTACACCGGTTTGATTTAATCACTCATTTCGAATGGTTCACATAGGTCAATCTCACCAATCACAGGCCTAGTCAGGTGGTTCGATTTCTTGCATTCCGATCCCTTCGGAAGAGACTGAGTGCATTCCTCATCTCGGGTGAGGTCTCACTATCTTGATCATCCAAGGTGTAGTTGTGGTCTAAAGTCGAATCACATTCTACAACTTGACTGTTGTTAACGTCACCTGGAGGCTGACTTATTCCTGCTGACAGATCAACATCATCGTCGTCCGGCAGGTCCTCTATCTGATGGAAAATGCTTCTCAGTGGGGTAGAGGCGTCCTCCAACTCTGCAGTATAATCCTTGACCTTAAGGTCAACAATTGGACGGTCTATGTCCTGGCTTTCCAGTGCGATAGAAAGGACCCCTCCGAGAGTGCTCTGGAGAGATGATGCCTCATTAGTCAAATGAGCAGTGAAGGATGCGGCCGCCCTGATCTTTTGGAGAATAAACGAGGTCATCTCATCCGCCGAGTGGCGAGAAAGGTCGGCAACTGGAACACCAGGATCTTCTGCACTTGCTCCAAATATCGTCCCAATTTTGAGGAGCCCGTGAAGCTGAACATTCAATGCCCCATCTACCGCTGCTAACAGGAGAAGTCGGTTGCTAGCTACGGTCCTCCATTCAGACGCTGATGCTTGAGCTACATTAAGTTTTCTCAGAGTCTGCTGCAGCATCTCCTTGTACCTTGAGGCTGACATGTTGTCTCGGTGCAGTTAAGGGGAGGAAGCTGGTCCTGGAGAAATGGGCTTGAGAAGTAGGGTCTAACGCTGACACTAGATCTGTTGTATTCACGGTTTGTTTAAATAACAAGTTGGTTAAGTAGAATTGCTGTTGAAGAGAATGTTTTGGTTCTTGTCCGATGGACTGATAGATCCACTACCCGAGACACAAGGAGAAACAAGAAAGACACGCGTGTGCTGCACATTGTGCGGCGGGGTGAGCTGGGGTTCCATGCTCCTCATTCACCAAGACCAATATCCACGGGTTCTCCACCGACCCCAACTTCTTCCAACTCCTCCGAGTCAAGGCCATACCTTTGTTCCTGTTCGGTTAACCTCCCTTCCCTGATTCTGTTCCTCCTGTCACGCTCCTCCATGAACGCCTCAACAATAGCAACATAGGCGTTGGAACGGTAGAATTTCTTGATGTCCTCACCTATCTCTTCAGCAACCTCGAGAGCACATGCAACTAGTGGTTCGAGTTCCTTACGAGGGAAGATCGGCGACTTATCCCCATAAATGAGCTTAACATAAGGGCGTAAGATAGGATCTACTTTAATGAGCGCGTTGACACTATCCTTATAGATGCCAAGGGGAGTTCGAAGAACAGGGATCTCAGTTACCCAGTCATAAGCTTGTAAGAAGTTCATGGTAATCTTTGCATGATTCATTCCACTCCACTGGAGGAGGTGCATAGTGGTGTACACCAGATCTTGGCCAAAGTTGGTGTCTGACTGAGCATATTGAGCGAACTCTGTGACAACAGTCGCCCGGAAACCTGAGAGTTCTGCCCATGCACTGTTGATGGGGACATGGCTCTCGTCACTTAGTCGGAGATCCCCGTCCAGGAAGGCTATCGGTTGATAGATGTGGGCTTTTCTTTTGATTGCATCTGGCCGAGCTCCTGACAGTGCAGAATGATCATCCCCCTCTACACGCTTACCCATAATAAACAGAACTATGGAATAATGTCCTACAATCACCTTGAGAGCCCACTGCTTGTTGGCAGTGTTCCACTCTAGGGAGGGATTGATGGCCGGAATACCAGGGATTACCGCAGCAGGAGCCATCCTAGCGACTATGTCTGTGATCTTAGCATCGTCCTGTCCTTCCAATGATTCCTTGAACTCCTGGTAGAGGTCTGCAATAGACTTCACTTGAGCATCAGTAAGTTGTGAGATAGTGAAAACACTAGATGATAATTTGGACTGAAAGCCCGGAAATAGTGCAACGGTGTAGACGGCTATGTATGTTTTCCAGGCGTTGAGTGAGGTGCTCTCAGATGTCCCGCTACACATGATCATGAACAGGAAGGCTCGCCGGGTGTCATCGGATGCGGAAGGAGGGAGGACAGGGACAACAATTTTCTCCACGAGGCCGACAGCCATCAATCCTCCCTTCCTAACTTTGGGTTGAACAGCTGACGCGGTGAACACCCCGGATTTGAGTATAGACTCCATATTTGCTTTTTCCCGAGAAGATTTAAGGTTAGTGATGATCTGACCTAACGGTTGGGCTCGGTATTCGGTGTCTTGGAAGGAGGGAATCAGTTTCTTAAAATGAGATCTGGTAAGCTCACTCGGTGGGTGCAGGAATGTATAAGATGACCTGGTAGTGTAATCAATTTGTTATAAGATTATTCAATCTCCTCTTGAAGGATTTTGGTTTTTGTTTCACGGGAACCAGCCGTGTCTCGGATCCTAGGATCTGCTGCGGGTGCCTGAACTGCAACTTTGCGCAAGCCTCTCTGGTCTGCCACAGAGGAGCTGACTGTCTTGGTCACCTGTCGGGCAGGCAGCTTGGGAGCGCTGATCCCCAGCTGCATGACAGCCGCCGTCAAAGACGCAACATCTCTATTGAGCGATGTCAAGGAGATCTGGAGTGACGTGTTGCTCTTCTTAAGCATCTCGACTTCTTCACGTGTCTTGGCTAGCTCACCGGACAAGTCACTAACCGTATCGCTTAGGGTAGAGGTTATTGTATTAATCTCCTCTATCTCTACCGAGGATAATACCTCCGCACCTGGTGGAGGCACCACGTCAGAATGTTCTCCGAAGCTGGTCAGAAGAACACCTCCAGCCTTCTCCTGTGCCGCGACAGGTAGCTTCACACTCGGACGGGGCAGAGGGGCTTTCTTCGAGCCTCCCTGTCCTTGGGCCCAGAGCCTCTGTTTTTCTCTCCATGCTGCCTTCTTACGGTCTTTAGCGCTCATCTCTTTAACCCCAACAGTCCCCTTCTCTCCAGGAGACCTGAGTTCAACCGCGTCAACTCCTAATCTGAGAGCAAGGTCTGCTGCTTGGGCAGCCATAACGTCAACATCAATCCCAGGCAAGGTTGAGAAAGCTGACTCTAACGCAGAGTCAGTTGGAGGAGGAGCCGACATGTCGTGGACAGGGTGAATGAGACACACTTAAAGAACAACAGATTAAGCAATTCGTCGGATGGGGATTCTTGATCAGATTCTTGTTATTTCTCGTGACGGACGAGGGCGCCT